GATCTATATAAATCTGATAAAGATATTGGTCAAAAGAAAAGAGGAAGACCAAGAAAAGATCATGTAGAAGCAGCAAAGGCTGTTACTAAAACAGAACGAGCCGTTGCTACAGGTGAAGTAGAAAAGAAAATTTGGACTTCTTCTGAAATTGCCCGATTAAAACCACATGAATATGAATCTCTTGAAAAGGAGATTGATAAGGCAAATCGGGAAGGAAGAATTATACCATAACAAATAAGGAGACTTAACTATGGCTGAATTTGGTTTAGCTGCTGGTTATCAGAACCTTCCTTCTGGTAACTGGGTTCCAGCAATCTACAGTCAAAAGGTTCTCAAGTTCTTCCGGCGTTCTTCGGTTGCAGAAGCTGTGACCAATACCGACTATGCTGGAGATATTGAAAACTTTGGTGATACTGTAAAGATTATTAAAGAGCCTTCAGTTACGGTGTCTTCCTATAGTCGTGGTTCTGTGGTCAATACTCAGAACCTTCAGGACAATCAGATTACCTTGACAGTTGATCAAGGTAACTATTTTGCCTTTAAGGTTGATGATGTTGAAGAGAGACAGAGCCATGTCAATTGGGAAGCTCTCTCGACTTCTTCGGGTGCTTATAGCTTGAAGAAGGCGTATGATTACAACGTACTGAAAGCAATTAGTGATAATGCCTCAACTGACACTACCAATCTTGGTGCTGCCGGTTCGGCTATTTCATGTAACACGGGCAATGAGTGTGCCAACTATCTTAGCACTTTTGCTCGTCTTCTAGACGAAGCTGATGTTCCTGAAGATAATCGTTGGATTGTGGCCCCGCCACAGTTCTATGAGATTCTCAGACAGGCTGATGCTAAGTTGATGGATTCAAGCGTAACTGGTGAGAATATGTCCGCTCTTATGAACGGTGCTGTCACCAGCCGCAAGGTTCATGGTTTTATGTTGTACCAGACTAATTCGATTACCGTTGGTACGGCTGGCGTAGCAGCTAGTCATACTTTTGGCCCATCCACTACGAGTGGCGAGACGATTGTTCTTGGTGGTCATAAGAGTTCGACTGCTACTGCTTCGGCTATTGCCAAGACTGAAGTTATTCGTGACCCCGATTCGTTTGCTGATATTGTTCGTGGTCTGCATGTCTTTGGTCGTAAGGTTCTTCGTGGTTCTGGTACTGGATTCACGGGTGTCTACAAAGGCATCCCTGATCTGAATACTTAGAAGGAGGACTGACATATGGCTACTCATGATAAAACGGGTAAAGGCGGTACGACAGGTCATCCTTCAACGGGTGGACGTAGACCTTACCTTGTAGAAAATACTAGTGACGTATCAGACTACGATCCTGCTGCGGGAGACATCATTCAGATGATTGATGTTCCTGCTGAAACGCTAGTTATGGCGGCAGGTATTGAAGTTCTGACTGCAAGTTCCAATTCAGTAACCTTTGATCTTGGTATCACGGGTTCTACTGCTGGACATCATGATCCCGATGCTTTTGTGGATGCTTATGATGCTACAGGTACTGGACATGCTCCAATGGATGCCACTGATGCAGCCGCAATGCTCATCGTTAAAACGGCAGATACCATTGATGTTCTAACTGCTGGTGCTCAAGATACTGCCGGTAAGTTCAGAGTGTGGGCTGTTCTCTGTGACATTTCAGGTGTTGACGAGACGGATCATAACTAAAGTATATGGGGAGAGCCTTCGGGTTCTCCCCTCTACTACAGGAGAAATTAATGACAGTAGAAAAATTAGATATTTCTGATATCAAAGAACATGATGGATATGCTTCTACTATCAAATCTGGGAATACAGTTTGGAATGCAAGAAGTACTCAAATAATTACTAAAGATGATGATTATGATACTACGAATAGTGAAAGAATTAACAATTTAGAAAAAAAGATAAACGCTGTTCAAGATAGTTTAGATAAAATCTTAGATAAACTCACAATAGCGAGTACTTAATATGATTAAAAAAATATTAGTTAGATTTAAAAACTGGTTAAAGAAAATAATTTTTGTAGGATCTTAATGACTTATAGTAGAGAAGTTGTAGATCATTATGAATCACCTCGTAATGTAGGATCTTTCAACAAGGAAGAAGAATTTATAGGTACGGGTCTTGTGGGTGCTCCTGCATGTGGTGATGTGATGAAACTACAGATCAAAGTTAAAGATGGAATCATAGAAGATGCAAAGTTTAAAACATTTGGTTGTGGTTCAGCTATTGCATCTTCAAGTTTAGTAACAGAGTGGGTTAAAGGTAAAACACTAGATACTGCAAAAGAAATAAAGAATACTCAAATTGCACAGCATTTGGCTCTTCCTCCAGTAAAAATACATTGTTCCGTATTAGCAGAGGATGCGATAAAGGCAGCTATATCAGATTATGAAAGTAAATGTGGATGCCAGACATAGTAAGAATTACAGAAGAAGCTAAGGAACATTTACTAGAAATATGTGATAATCAGGAACAGAACAATATACATTTATCTGTAGCTGGTGGTGGATGTGCTGGATTTTCTTACAGATGGGGCTTTATAAATGATCCTGAAAAAGAGGATGAAGTTGTAAATATTAATAATAATAAAAATTTAGTAATAGATGGCATGTCAATCATGCATCTTCTTGGAATGGAGATAGATTATAAAAAAGATATCTTTGGATCAATTCTACATATTGAAAATCCTAATGTAACTTCAAGTTGTGGGTGTGGAGAATCTTTCAATGTTATTTAAAGGTGAAAAATGAAATATTTACTCTCAGTTTTTATTATATTGACAGTTGTATTTTTTTCAACTTCTGTTAAAGCACAAATGAAAATTCAACCCGTTCAGTCTTTTTGTGGTCCTATTGATCAAAAAGATAGTTTTATAAAAAACTTAGAAAAATCTTATAAAGAGTTAAGAATGTTCAGAGGTCTTTCTAAAAAGAGTGGACATATTTTTGAGTTTTATTATAATCCAAAATCTTTATCATTTACTGTTATAGGTACAACCACTACTCATGTATGTATTCTAGATTGGGGAGAAAACGGGGAGTTTATATTAGAATTTCCTGAAGAAGATCTTAAAAAGACAGGAGTAAAAGCATAAATGGCTACTTATGTTACATTAGCAAATAGAGTTCTTGAATCTTTAAATGAAATTACATTAGCTACTAATGGTACAGATTTTACTTCTTCTAGAGGTATTCAAAGTGCTGTCAAGACATTTATAAATCAGTCTATTAATGATATTTATAATTCAGAACTACAATGGTCTTTCCTACATTCAGATGGTACGCAAGCTACCACAGCAGGAACGGCTGAGTATAGTCTCCCTTCTGATTATAGGCATGTTGACTATGATACTTTTATCGTAACACCAACACAGTTAGTATCTACAAATGAATTTTCTTCTGATGCAAACTGGACTCATACTAATAGTTCTATCAGTGGTGGGTTTCTTGTACTTGATCAGAACGACTCTGCTCAACAGACCATTACAACTTTTATAGATAATAGACAATATAGAGTTACTTTTAGAATTACAGGAAGTACAGTTACTCTTAAAGTAGGTACAAGTTCAGGTGGTACTCAGATTAAAAGTGAAGACTTTACTATTACAAATACAGGAGAGGGAACAGTACATACCACAACTTTCGGAGCAACAGCATCCACTCTCTATATCACTCTGACAAATACTACAAGTACTCAAGCAAAGGTAGACTTTATAAAGATTACTGAAGATATAAATCCTAAAAAACTCAAGTATATTACCTATGAAGACTTTGCAAGAAACCATAGAGAGACAGATGTATCTATTGATTCAAGTAGTTATGGAATACCAGAATATGTATACCCTACTCAAGATGGTAAGTTTGGTCTTCATCCTGTTCCTGATAGGGGTAATTATACTATTCTATTTGAATACTGGACAACTCATACTGAACTGTCTGCTTATGATGATAGTCCCACACTTTCTACTAGACATCAAGACATAGTTGTAAATAGAGCTAAATATTATTCTTATATGCTTAGAGGAGATGCACAAATGGCAGCCATGTGTCTTGTTCAATATAAAGAGGGTATTGAAAGAATGAGAATTGAACTTATTAATAGAGATGAAGTTATGAGGTATATCTAATGTATGTTAATAAAGGTGATGATAAAATTAAACAGCTTCATGCTGATATTGGTAGGACAATACCTAAAGAAGATTTAAAGCTCGGTCAGAAGATGAAGGATGGTGATATAGTAAGTGCATTACAAGAATCTAAAAATTTAAGAGATGAGATAGCTAAACAGATAAAAGAAGCTAAGAAGACGAAATATCCTAAAGTTCCTTCTGAAAAAGAACTTCTTCAGATAATTCTTGATTTCGAAAAGAAAGAGAAAGAGAAAGAGAATAAGAACAAAGCAGAATCAT